CACGGTCCGGCCCACGTAGGCACTATTCTGGTCGCGCTTCACTTTCAGCACCAGCAAGATGCCCACAGAATCGCCGTTTGTCGTTCCCTTGCCATACCAGGCCAGCGCCATGCTGTCCGGATACTGGTTCACAATCTGTCCGTCCTGGCTGGTGTAGATCAGCGGAATATCGCCCACCGTGCTGTCGGCGGTGACGTACGTGATGCCGCTGGCAGTGCCGGCAGTGGTGGCGAAACGGGTTTTCCCGAACAGCTGCACTTCGCGCACATAGGCCTGCGCGAAACTGAACTGGAAGAACATCGCTGCGCCGAGCAGCAGATACAGAATACGTTTCATGGTTCACACTCCTTCGTCAATGGCCGCCGGTCATCCGGCGGCCGGTCATTGTGATGAAATTACGTGTACGCCAGCGCGTCAGGGCTGTAGGTGGCGAACACCAGCGATCCGGTGTTTTCGTAGAAATCGCCGGCGGTGTGTCCGGTGTTCACGCCGTCCTGGTCGAACTGGTCCGTGCGCACCACGCTCTGCACCATCGCCATACCGATCTCCACGATCGCGCCGTGGTCGTCGATCTCTTCCGTCATGCGGATCTTCGCACCCTTCTGGCTGCCCAAGAGCGGCACAGCCACGCCCACGGAAAGCGCGTTCTGTCCGATGATGAAACCGATCTTCAGGTTGCTGCTGTCGCGGTTCTCGATCCAGTTTCCCACCTTGTATCCGCGCGCACGTTCCGCGGCGCTCGGCGCCGGTCCGTATTCCACGGTCCCTGCGGTCACGTTCGCATCGGTGGCGTTGATACGCGCGCCGAAAAGGTTCTGGTCCACGTAGATCGCGCAGCCGTCGATCCAGGCTTCCGCACCGGTGGCCAGTGGACTCTCTTTCAGGGTCACAGGCAGGCGCTTCATCCAGTCCTTAAACTCCGCATCGGACTGCAGCTGGAGCCACTGCGCATCGCTGATCCACATGGCGTAGAACTTGAACTTACCCATGACCGTGATCGGCGCAATGCGCCGGCGCGCGGCTTCCTTCGTGAGTTTGCGCACCAGCGCAACACTCATATAGTCGCTGGCGGTGTCGCTCAGCGTGCCCAGCGCACTTTCCACTGCTGCTTCGTATCCGGCTGTGCCGGGCTTTCCGCCAGAGTAATCCACCGGACCGCTGCCGGCCACGATGAAGTTCGGGTGAGAAATGATGCTGATGCCGCGGCCGCCCTCAGCGGTACCGGCAACAAGATCCAGCGAAGCGCCGGCCAGCATCGAATAGATGAAGTTGCCCGGATGGTAGTCGTTGAGCCACGTGGTCAAGTGCTCTTCGGCCTTCCACAGTTCGCCTTCCAGGAACGGCAGGGAAACCTGCGCGCTCATGCCTTCCGGCGGGGAATACGCTTTGCGGGTCTGGTTCACGCGCACGGTCCGGAAGAGGATACGCGCCGCTTCGCCCTTGCCTTTGAGTGTGGCATCGCCGAACACCGGCCGACCGGTCAGGCGCTGCATCACCGGGATATCCAGCGTGGTCTTACCGGCCTTCATGAATACATCGTGCACTTCGATCGGCGCACCGGTGAATTTCGGCATATCGCTGCCCGGCGTTACCACCGGCACTGTATCCTTCGCCACCTTCACGAACTCCGGCGCCACCCACGGCCCGAAGATGTTCTGCCGCCACTGCTGGCGGCGCATCCGCTCGGCGATCATGTTGGGGTTCATGCGGCCGGTCACGCTGAAAATCGTCGCGTTCGCCATCAGCAGTCCGGGTAACACGCCGGCGCTGCCGTATCCGAACACGCACACCAGCGCCATGAAGACGGCGGCCAGTGCAATGCGGAAATACAAGTTCTGTTTCATTGGTCCCTCCTAAAATGCAGAAAGCCGATCAGCGCGGACCTTTCCTGGTCCACACCATCGGCTTCCTCAGCTCTTGGGTTGAATTAAATTGTGACGGGTTTCCCCGGTCTTACTTCTTCGGCGTCCCGAACAATGCGGCTTCGTCCATGCTTTCCACTTCGTCCGGGTTGTCCAGGTTCACCTTCGGCGCTTCCTGGCGCGTGCTCGGAAGTCCGGACGTGCTCGGGGATGCCGCGCGTTTTCCTTTCGCGTCCAGTCCCGCAAGATCAGCGGCCGCTTGCGTGCGTCCACGGACCTCACCGGCCAGATCCACGTGCTTCATGATCGCATCAAAGTTCCGCAGACGCCAGGCATTCAAGATCCCCTCGCTGCGCAGATACGGCACCTCGCTGCGCATTTCAACGGCCAGCGGGTCTTTCTCTGCTTCTGCAAGGAATGCCTGCAGGTCTTCGTCCTTCACGGTCATGCCGGTCTTCTGCGCGAAGTCCCGGATGGATTGCAGCGCGGCATCGCGCTGCGCTTTGTTGTGCCCTGGTGCGGCGGCCTCGGCCTGAAGGTAGGTTTGCGCTTCCTTCTCGAAATGCGCATAACTGCCTTTCATCAGCTGCGTCAGCTGCAGCCACTCGATCGCCATGCCGTCTTTCCGCAGTTGATCCAGAAAGGTATCGGTTGCCTTCTCGTCCACCAGAAATCCCTTCGGCACCTTGTATCCGGCAGCCACCAGTTCCTGCATCAGCTGGCTGTTCATCACAGCCGAGCGCGTTTCCTGCAGAGCGTACACTTGCACGGTTTCCGCTGCCTGTTTCTGCGTTGCCGGGTCAAGGTTCTCCGGACTTGCCGGACCCTTCGCCGCGCCAGGTGCATCACCGGCCTTTTCGCCTGCCGATAGCGCTTTGTTGAGCGCAACATACATCTTTTCCACGGCCGCCCAGTTCCCGGTTTCCTTCGCCATCTCGAGCGCCGTCTGCAAAACCTCGATACTGTATTTCAGAGGCTTTGCGATTTCCAGAATGCCCTTCGCCAGATCCTCGCGGGTCTTGAACCGCCCGGCCAGCAGCTGTTCACCGCCAGCAGCAGCCCCAGCCGCAGGCGCAGCAGGTTCCCCTGCCGGCTTACCGCCATCGGCCGCACCTTGCGCCGGTGTATCCGGTTTTTTCCCTTCCCCTCCTTCGCCGCCCGTTGCCGCTGCAGCACCGCTTGCTGTTCCCGCATCCGGGTTGCCCCCTGTGGGGTCCGGCTGCGCAGGCGGTGTGTCCGCGCCATCAGGTCTTGCTTTTTCTCCGCTCAAAAGATCGTCACTCACTTCTTCCAGTGATGCCGGATCGTCCACGTTCACCTGCATCCCCAGCGGCATGATCCGGTATTTCACCATCAGCAGCAGGGCTGCGATGGCTAGAACTACATTCGAAAACGTCAGGTGCATCATTGCTTTGTATCCTTCCTCCGGCACCGCGCTCCGCGCGCGTTGTTATCCGGCATTCGTGAATGAATTACTTCTTTTCTGTTTCGATTTCCTTCTCCCTGGTCCGCGTGGCCACCTTACCGCTTTCGATGAACAAGGTGAAACTCAAGCTGCCGCGGTGAATATTCAGCACCTTCTTCCCGTCCAGCAATTTGTCCACTTCCTCGGTGCACAGATCGATCAACTGGTCCCTGGTGATCGCCATCAGTCTTCGTCCTCTTCCACCGGCGTTTCACCTTTGGCCAGTTCTTCATCGGTCATGTCCGCGAGTTTCTTCCCCTTCTTCAGCGGCCCGAAACCGGCGGCAAGCACTTTGAGCGTGCCACCGCACCGCTCTTCCGTCTTACCCTTCCCCTCTTCGCTCTCCCGTTCGTTCCTGCTGGAAAGGCGCACCTTTGCCACCATCAGCACTTCGTCGCCCACTTTCAGCTTCTCGATACCTGGCAGCTCTTTGCTGTCCACGTAGATCGTCGGGTACTGGCGTTCGGGTTTCTTTCCGCCTTCCGATTCACTGGGCATAGGCATCGGTTCCTTGTACGGCTCGGGCTGGTATCCGGCATCTTTCAATTCGATCCCTGCGATCACAGTGCTTTTCATGGCGTCCTCTTACTGCTGGCCTTGCGGTTGTGGTTGCAGCAGGTTCCTTGTTCGCTCTGCTGCGGAAAATTGAATGTCTTGCCGTCCCTGCATCACGTCGTTCTTCAGTTTCTCGGCTGCTGCCGCCTGCTCCATGCTGGCAGTCTGCGCTGCCATCCCCATGCGCATTTCCACATACTTCGCCCACTCCGGCGCGTCCGGACTGTCCCACTGCTTTACGAACAGGTGGTAAGGTTTCAGCTCCGGCGGCAGCGTGTTCATCACTTCCACCGCTTCCGCGAATTTCAGGCGCTTCGCCGTCGGTCCGAGCTGTGTCATATCCACCCGGAAGTCATACTGCCCCTGGGTCACATCGTTCAGCACACCGTCCAGCGTCGGCCAGTTCAGGCGCAGCCAGTAGTACGTGTCGCTTCCGGCCTGTGCCAGATCCACGCCCTGCAGGTCTTCCGGCGGTTCGGAGAGAAGACGCACCGCGCGCGGCAGGGTCAAATACTGCTGCAGCAGTTCGTCGATGTATCCGAACAGGTGCCGCATCGTATTGCCCTGGTGCGTTGCGATCGTGGAAAGGTTGAAGAGCGCTGCTTGCACCCGGTTACTAAAGAGCACGCCGCTTTCGTTCGCCGTCTGTTCCTGTCCGCCCAGGTTCGGAGAAACGCCGGAAAGTTTGTACATCTTATCCGCGTTGTCCTGCTTGTTCTCCGCCAGCAGCCGCGCCACATCGCTGTTCGGGTATCGCGGTTCCGGCCGGACGCCGTTCGGTCCTGGGATGAACTCCTTCAATCCGCCGCGCAGGTTCTGTTCCCATGCCTGCAGTTGGTCCGCTCCGATCGATCCCTTTGGATATTCCACCGGCGGGTTCATCAGATCCAGCACAAATTCCAGCCAGCTCATTTCCCGCTGATTGATCGCGTCCTGCGGCGATACCATTGCATCCACCATGCCCTGCATCTTGGTCATGTCCGGATGCCAGTCATAGCACACGATCAGTTTGTGCTGCCAGCCGCGCCCCTGCACTTCATACGGCTCTTCCATCAGCACATCGTCCTGCATCAGCGCCGGACAGATCACGGTTTTCCACAGTTCTTCCACCTGCTGTTCGAACACCTGTCCGGCCGGATACTTCGCCTTCTCCAGTTCCAGCTTCACCGGGTCCGCCGCCACATCCGCAGAGAGTTTCGCGTGCTGGCGCGTCACCGGATCGTAGATGCTTTTCTCTGTGCGGATACGTTTATCGTGGTGCTCTACCACGCGGTAGGTGCCGTTGCGCGCATTGGTCCAGTCGTTCACCAGCGGCTGCGTGATGCTGATGTTGTTGTACGTGCTGTGATTCCAGAACTGGGTCATGCCGTTTACAATACGGCTGAACCATCCGCGCGGCTTTCCGCTGGCACGGTCGGTCCCGCTGGCCGCCTCCAGCGCCGCAGCCTTCTCGCGCAGCCGGGCTTTCTTCTCTTCATCCAGCGAAGGGATCGCCATTATCAGTTCTTCGCAGTCCATCCAGCGCGTGAACTGGTAGTATCTCCAGTCGCTGTCCGGTCCGCCGTCCGGCGTCTTGCGCGCGTCGGTATCGAAGAGAATCGAAAACGGATCGCAGCTCTCCACCACCACCCGTCCTTCCGGATTGCCGCGCGTCGTCCAGTAACTCTGCACCACTCCGTACTTCGCAATGGCGGCATCCACGGTCCCCTTTGCGATCTCCATGTATCCATCGTCACCCACCGCGAAGTCGCTCACCAGCACGGTGTGCATTCCGGCGCCCTTCTCGTCACCCATCCGAATCGGCACTGCTTTCATCGCCTTGCGTTCGCTGTAGATATATCCAGCCACCGAAAGAATGATGTTGTGGATATAGTTGAAAATGATTTCAGGCCGGTTCAGCCGGTTCAGCTCGGCGCGCACATCCGGCGCGATCTGATCGCCTACCGCGTAGTTGTAGGCCTTCAGCATCGCTTCGCGCATCGGCTGTAATCGGACAGACAGCAGAGAGAACAGCGCCTGGATCTCGGAAACCTTCTGCGCTCCGCTTCGTTCGTGACCGGTCAGGCTCAAAGTCGTGTTCATCAGCGTGCCCCCGGTGTCCACTTCGCCGGCTTACCGGCGGATTTCTTCGGCGGTGTCATCAGGCTCTGCATCCAGCGATCGCCTTCCGCCGGTTCCTTCGCCGGCGTGTATCCGGCCATGCACGCATACCGCTCTTCGTCCAGGCTGTGATCGATCACTTCCGGATCGTTCCCGCGGCCTTTGAGATCCTCTGGCTGCTTCGGGTCCGCTTCTGCCGCGCTCATTTCGTTCACCAGCGGATCGTTCATCAGATCGAAGATGAACCACTTCCCCTGTTCCTGCATCTGCTTCACCAGCCACCAGCCCTGCACGCGCGCGGTGGCGGCCGGCTGCAGGATCAGTCCGTGCGCCTGAAACACATCGGCAAAAACCGCATCGTTTGCTACGATCGCATACCGGTCGTTCTTCGCCCAGGCATCCAGTCCGGAAACGATCATTTCCGGCATCCGGCCCTTCGTCTGTTTGCAGTTTTTGATGAAGTCTCGGATCCCCACAGCGTTCTGCTCGGGATTGCGTTCGCGCTCGTAGTAGGTGGCAATCCGGTACTTCACGCCGTCCGGTGATTTTGCGTGCAGGCCGAACGAACAAGGGCTGCTCTTTCCGGGGTCAAGAGATCCCCACAGGTACCACGTCTTCGGTATGTCGAACGGCTCCACGATCTGCCGGGCCACATCGAATCCTTTGAAGAACGTGCCCGAGAAAGCATACCAGTCACCTTCCAGCAGCGCCTTTGAGTACGCCGATCCCATCTGTTTCAACTTGGCGCCATACGTCGGATCGTTCACCTGCAGCACTTTGTTTTCGCTCAGGTGTCCCGGCACAAATTTCCGTGAAAGCGCATCGGCGGTGCCTGGCGGCACCATGGCGCCCTGGGGATTTCTGGAAGGATCTTCGTCGGCAAGAAAATAATGGCAGGTGTTTGGCGGCAGGTTTTTAATGAAGCGATCGCGCACCCACACCAGTCCCGGTCCCATCGGGTTCGTCGTGGCGCGCACGCGCACAAAAAGTTCCTTCACCGGTGTGCGCGTGCGGCTGAACAGGTGAATGTATTGCCCGAACGTGAACTGGGTCAGCTCGTCCCAGCCTTCGTACTGGTATTCCTGGCCATCGTGATCGTGCTTATTGCTTTCGCTCTCCATGTGGCAAATGAAGATGCGCGCGCCACTCGGGAATGTCCACGACGGACCGGGATCACCCGGCCGGCGGTAGGTGAACTTCCCGCCGAAATGCGGATAATACTTCCGGCTTTCATCGATCAGTTTGGTGAACTCTGTGGTTTTACGGCGGAAGAGTACGCCGCGATATTCCGGTACATCGATCGCGGCTTTGCCCAGCGGTGTGTTTTTGTACTGCAGTCCCAGCGCATCGATCACCAGCGCCCAACTTTTTCCTGGTCCTGCTTCGCCGCCGAAGAGCACTTCGTACTCATCGGACGCCAGAAACATAGTTTGGCCGCCGGGCTGCGGCATCACGGTGCGCAGCGACGGATTTTCGTTACTGCTGCTTGCCGTCATTGGAAGGGAGAGAGACAGCGCTGCCAAAAGAAGGCACAACAAATGCCGTTGCCAGCGGCTGTCCGTTCGGATCTTCGAGGGTCTGTCGTTGCTTCCAGTCACTTCGCTTCCTGTTCATCAGCCAGAAAATCTGTGCTTTGGTGTCCGGTGGAACGTGCTTCGGTACGCGCTTCGTCAGAATCAGTCCCTTCGTCGTGCGCTCATAGGTGTCTTCGTCCACGTTGTATCCGAGCGCGCGCGCATAAAGCGCAGTCACCACTTGTTCGTCTGCCTGTTCCTTCCCCTCTTTGATCAGCCGGGCCATTTCCGGATCGAAACGCATCTGCCGGTAAAACGTCGATTCGCTGATATCCAGCCCTGCTGCTATCTGCTTATCGGTGGCACCGGCGGCGGCCAGGCGCGCCGCGAGTTTCTTCTTGGTGTCGGTGTTGCGCCGTGGTTTGCGGCCCGGTGTTTTCTTCTTCCCTTTCTTCGGCTTGCGCGCGCCCTTTTCGCGCACCTTGCGTATGTTCGGCACTGCTGTCATCACCTGCTCCACGGTCCGCCAGCATCAGCGGATTGTCCGTATGTGAATAAAAAAGCCGCGGCTACCAGTTCGCCGCGGCGTGTTACTGCTGTTATAACGATCGATCTTTTGTGCTGCACCAGCACAGTTCTTTTTCTCGATCGACCGCCCCGGACTTCATCAAGCGCGCTACCATATCTTCGCTGGCTCGAAGTGTTGCAGGGTGTTCCCGCTTGTCCCACCCATTCGGCATACCTAATCCATCCGGGGTTCTTTGTGAGGGATTAAACTTGGTTATACTGCTGTGTCTGCAATAAACAATTCCGGCAATGGATTGTCATTCAAAAAACGGCGGAGTTTTTTAACTATTTCGCATTTGCATTCGAATAGCTGTTTATTACCACTCTCATGCTGTCGTAACATTTCACCACTTGATATTCCATGAGGCGTTTTACTGCGCGGCCATCCACCACGGTGTCTGCCACCCACTGGCGGCGCGGGATCGTCGGCTTGTGGTTGAAATACACTCTTTTCTTCGGGTGATGCACCCGGTATTCCGTGCGCGTTTTTATTGCGGTGCACCAGGGTTTTGAGCACTGGCATGGTTCTACGATCGTGTACGGCTGCATCACCATTACCACAACAATGTAAATCCACATAGGTCAGTCCTTTAATTCTAAGGTGCGCTGTATATTGTATTGATTAAAACGAACTACCGCTTTGTCAAAATATTCCTTGTCCAACTCGCAGCATACCATCTCGAGTCCGGCCCTGTCTGCCGATATTGCGCAGGACATTGAACCGCCGTGAGTGTCAAGCACTTTCATTCCCGGCTTTGCGTAGTTATTAAATATCCAATCATACAACGCTATCGGCTTTTGTGCTGGATGGATTCTTTTTTCGTTTTTTCTTTTATCGCCCTGCTGAACCAATGCTTTTCGAATGTTCCTCCCGCAATACTTCCCTTGAATCATTCCACTCCACATAAAATACACGACGTCGGTTCTGTCGTTAATGCTGTTGTATGCTATTTCGCAATCGAATTGATCTGATTCGCCATTAAGCTTTATCCACACGATTCTTCCGCCGGCAAATATTCCATAGTAATTTTCACCAAAAATTATTTGATGGTTTGAAACTCTCTTTAGCTCGTTAAAATATTTAAAATCGCATTTCTGCTTGTCCCAATTCTTTTTTTTGTATTCTGTTGATTTCACGTATAAAAATGAACCATTTTTTTGTTTTATTTTTTCAGGTTTGCGCGCCGGACTGTCTAATCCTAAGCCATAAGGCGGATCTACCACGGCAAGGTCGAAATATTTATCAGGATATCTTGCCATCACCACCATGCAGTCTTCGTTAAAGCACTCAATTTGTTCTGTAACCCGCATCGCGTGGCTTTCCTTTTGGGACTGTCAAAATACCGTGGTTTATTTTTCCTGTAACTCTTTTCCGCTGTTGCTGTATTTCCGGTTGAACAAGAGCTGCACCAGGCTTTCCTCGGTGTACACGTCCGAGACTGTTATTGGTGTATCCATAATCGTTTGCAGCACCTGGCTTCGTCTTGCACCTTCGCCGGCCATCATCAAGTCATACTGGCGGCGGAGTTTATCACGCAATAGTCCCCGTTTGTATTTCTTGGCAGTTGTCATCGATCACTTTCTCCCTATGTTGTTGCCAGTGTCGATCTTGCGTACGTGCCAGTCCGGTATTCCATCGCCGCTATTCATGTTGAATCGTTCGTACCGTCCGATGAACGGTGCGTACATCTTCTGCAGGTAGCGCAGTGCGGTCTGTGTATCGATCCCTCTTCCGGCGCCGAATATCTGCGTGGTGTACTCTGCGCCAGCGGCGGCCAGTTCCTGCACGCGCGCGGAAGAGCGCTCGTTCAAGATCATTTCCACGCACTCCCTGAACTTAGGTTCACACCGCATGTTCTTCTCAAACTCTGCTGAAGTCACGCTAAGTTCATTGGCGGCACCAGAATGTCTGCGCTCTCTCACTCTTTTAAGGGATACCTTTATCCCCTTGTGCTCCACAATGTTACGTTCGCCGGAAGGTAGATGCGCCTTTATTCCTCGAGCATCCAGGCGCGCGTTGTGGCCCCGGCATTCAAAGCGCCAGTTGCTTCCGTCCATCGGATTGTTTTGTGGATCTCCGTCGATATGGTGCACAATAATACCGCCGCGGCAGCTGTGTCCGGCGCTGTCGCGCTTTTCATATCCGCCGCTTTCGCAGTAGGTTCCATGCCACTTCACTCCCTTCTTCTTGCAGTCTTCCTGTTGCCGCTCTTCCAATAGCCGCACGGCATAGCGGCGCTCATTGTCTGTCAGTTTTGGCATTCGATTTGCGCCCTAATTAGTTTTCCTACCGCAAAAGCGCACAATGAAGCAAGGTCGCGGTGATCCATCTTCATAAAATCGGCGTGGTCCATTTCCTCTAATCGCGCCGGCGTTATTGTTGTCTTCACTGTGCCATCATCGTATAGCACAATTTTTTCCGGCATTCTTAATTCTTTTTCAATCAACGTCAGAGTGTTGTTCGCCAGCTGCAAGGCTCCCTGTATTGCCGATTCAAGGTGCTGCGCCGATTGCTCTTTGCACTTTTCGATATAGTCCTGGTTCACTATAATGGCCATAGGTTCCTCAATTCTCAGGTGTGTATTCTCGCCAATAAATTCCAAATATCGGCATGTCGCCGGGTTTAGTTTTGCACTTTACTACTGGAATGTTCCCCATAGGTCCATCCCAGTAAAAAGTAAATTGGAGGTTGTTCTTCATTATACTTTCGATAAAATACTTTTCTGTTAAATGTGTGCCGGTGCGTATTCTTTCTCTCATATCGTACGTAAACTCTTTGTCCGGCACGTTGGGTAAATCGGATTGATCCCCCGTTATCTTTTTTGTCTTCCACGGCATAA